GTATTCAAAGGATACCAGCAACAATAAGATATTGGATATTACATAGTAAAATTACATGGAGAATATATACAGGAGATTATAGTATTACACAACGGATAGTTGATACAATAACAAGAATAATAACAGAATCAATAAGAGCAGGAAGAGATTTTAGACAAGAAGTAAGAGATTATTTATTACAACAAGGGGTTGTTGGACGAGAAATAGAAAAATTATTCAGTAATTTATCGGATGTTTTATTAGAATTAATGAATTTACCGGGAAATATTTTAAGTATTCCACAAAGATCATATAATTTTTTTAAAGAATTATTTACAAGTTTTTTACAAGCAAGATTAGCTCAACCAGAACCTGAGCCTGAAGCTGAACCAAAAATAGTTTCTCATTTCCGTCCTTATCAGGGTAGAACGAAAAAGAGAAAAAAAAGTAGGAGAAGAACACGAAGAAGGAATTAAACTTTAAGCATATTTTTATCTGTCAAAGGGTCCATTTCACAAGTTTTGCAGAGTGCCTGTCCGTTATCCATGACATTGATTCTAAGATAAGGATTAACGCAACCCATACAATATTTTAAAGACTCTTTTTTTCCGTCAAGTATAACAGAGCAATTAGGACCGACACATGCACCAGCGATAGAACAATGAAAGAATTGATTACAGGATCCGCAATTAATTTGTAGAGCATGATCGCCAAGTGAAAATTTTTCTTGACAGGCTCCACAATGAATAATTTCCGAAAGGAACTGCTTAGTGAATTCATCTCTTTGTTTAGATTTTTCTTCTAAAACTCGTTTATTATCACAAATAGTCTTTTTATTTTCTTGTGGGTAGTTAGATCTTCTTTTCACGCGCTTATTTTTAAGAATAGAAACGGGTTGTTCAGAAGATTTTGGCAGAGGATGAATCTTATGGAACTTCTTTTGTTTTTTCTTATCATAAAAGCAACACTTCATGTTTTAAATAAAACAATAATTTAATTCAAATTTTTTTCTAAGAAATAATAAATGACTAAAGAAGCAAATAGACAAAAGAGGGAAGTTTGGGAAGGCAGGCGTTCAAAGACAGCATCTGGTTTAAAGAAAAAAGATTTAATGAAGAATAAGGATGGTAAGGTTGTATCAAAGAAACAACATAAGAGAGGACAGGAATTATACAGAATGATGAAAAAGGAAGGTAGATTGGCTGATCCATTTAAGAAGAGATCAAGATCTAGATCAAAGACACCAAAAAGATCAAATAAATCAAGATCAAATAAAAAGAGAAGCAGATCAAATAGGAGACGTTAATCGTATGTGGTACTTTTAACTGAAATATATTCATTAACTTCTTTTTCTTTAAAATTTATGATATCTTCAATATTTTTAAGATAAATATTTTTTTCTTGATTATCATTTTTTTCATCTATATGTCTAAACATATTGTATACTAAATCAATTTCTTTTTGATTCCAGAATTTTTTAAGACCATCAACAAGAGGGTTATTTTTTTCCAAAGAATTATCAATAACACCCAAATCTAAAAATTTGTCAACAATATTGATATAATGTAATAAAGTATGATTAATGATAGTATTATTATCATAAACTTTACTTAATTTCTTAAGTCCATCGGAACATTTTCTTAATAATTTTTTATGAATTGTATTTTCTCTATCGGAGTATTGTATTATTTTGATGATAGGATTATAAAGATTATGTAAATCTTCTCTACAATCACCAGTCCATATTCTTAAGAAACCTTGAATAATAGAAGGTTCATGAAATTGAATAGAGTTATTATAGATAGAAATTTTAGTTCCTTCAGGTTTGTAGCTGAGTAGTATAAGTTTGATAAGAGAACAAAAGGGTTCAAGAATTAAATTTTTATGAATATTCATATTACTTGTAAAATAAGAATAAACTTTTATATAATTATTCACATTTGCGAACATTAATATATATAGTTTATAAAAAAAACATTTATAAAAATTTGAATATTTAAAATTAAAATATTAAATAGTATAAATGATTATTCCAGTTAGATGTTTCACATGTAATAACATGATTGGAGATAAATGGAATGCTTATATCAAAATGGTAACAGTTGAAAAACAAAAACTAAATGATAAAAATGCTTCCGAAGATCTTGATATTGAGTATATTGAAGTAGGGAAAGGCAATAAAGTAAAGAAAAGTATAGAGGGAAAGGTATTAGATGATTTAGAACTTCATAAATATTGTTGTAGGAGAATGATGCTTGGTAATGTACATTTAATTTCTTATATTTAATTTATATAGTATAATATAATGGTAAATGAAAATAATAATACAAGTATAAATAATGATATTGCTGAACAACAAGATTTACAGGTAAGTGATAATAGACCACAGATAAGTGGAACAATAGATAGGTTTAATAAACATTTAACGAATTCAGAAATAAGTTATATTAATAGAATTTATCATCAAGATAATAAAAAAAAATCAAGGACTATTTTTGAAATGAATTTAGGAGAAATTATGGAGAATACATCAAATTTTTTTAATAATTTTTTAATGGAATACACAAACAAAATATATGATACAGAATTATATTATTCTGATAATAATAGTGATGGACCTTTAGAAAACTTAAAAATATATATAATAGCTTTTGTAAGATATATAAATGAGAGCGATAATATCATTTATTTTGGTATAATATTAATTTTAATATCATTAATTTTATATTTTTTAAATATAACAAGAGGTAAGAAGGATGAATGATTTATTTATCATAGGAATTGTTATAATGATTTTATTATTTGTAGATATAAAATATGCGATAATAGCAATAATTGCTTTATATTTACTAAAAGAATATTCACATATAAAACATAGTGTAGTTAAAGAATTAAAACCACCTAAAGTAAGAATATCTTATAATTCGAATATTGATAATATTTTAGGATCTTTAAAAAAATTCAAGAAAAAATCAAAAAATCAGTATTTAAAGGGGATATATTATTGGCATAAATTTATAAAAACAATACAGATTTTAGAAGATGACGATTTACAGAATTATAATTCTTATTTTGATAAAGCTTTTGATTATTTAAAAGAATCTGTAAATTATTTCCATTCAATAAATACAGATGTTCCAGAGAGAGACTTAATAGATGGATTAAAGTATAATGATTTTACAAATGCTAAAAAAACAAAAGAAGTAGCAAAATTATCAAAAGAATTATATAAAGAAGGTTATCATATATTATATAATTTATCTTTAAAATTAAATAAAAAATGGAAAGAAAATCCTAATATAAATAACAAACCGATTATTTTAGATCATCCTTTACCATTTAATGAAAAAAATACGAGTTTTGATTTTTATGTTTAATTAATAAAGATATTATAATTATAATTATAATTATATATGACATCTGTTTTTAGATTACATCCTAATGATTTATATAAAAAAATGGTTTATCTTAATTATTTACAAAAAGATGAAAACTTCGATTTTTTAGATATATTTTTAGAAAAATATAAGCTAAATATAAATATTTATTATAAAATAATTTCTAATGTAGAAGAATTTAAATTAAAAAATATTCTTAGATTTTTTAATTCCCGTTTATTAAAAATAGATGAAAAAATAATTTATGATAAAAATATTACTTATCATAGTTTTAATAGTCTTATTAAAGAATATATTAATTCTGATATAACAAAATGTATTATAATAATGAATTTAATTCAACATTATATTTATCCTATGAAGTAATTAAATTCATAGAGTTTTTAATACTATTTTCTTGATTTGGTAAATTATTTTTCCTGTATAATTTAAGTTCTTTTTTGCTATTGTGTTGATTTAAATTATTTTCATAAGTATTGATAACATGATTTACTGGAATAATGGGTGGAATACTAATATTAAAAATAGTATTTGTTTTAAAATTTTTACGATATTCTTGAATATCTAAATTACCACCAAAATTCTTTAATAGTAATTTTTCTGGGGCTAAATGTATTTTTTCACCAACAGTATTATTACTTATATTATAATAAAGATTAATTAAAGAATATATTTCAAGATTATTATTAAAATTATTAAAAGCATATCTTGAACCACATTCTAATGAACAAAAATAACCATAAATATAGAATATATTATTTGAATATTTAATAGGTATTCCAAAAGTATTATTTTCAAAACTATGACAACAATTCCAGCACGTAGAACAAACATTATTTGTGGAACTATTTATTTCTTGAAAAATTTCGGTATTATCAAAAGAATCAATCGTTCCATGATTTTCATTTACTTTTTTTAATCTAATAATTAGATTTTCTGAATTTGTATTACTATTAAAAACAGGATTTTCATTTTTTATAATATTTTCTTTTGGTTTCCTTCCTCTTTTTTTAGGAGGTGGTTTTTCAGGAACATTTTCAACATTAGTTTTATTTTTATTTTTAGAACCTACTTTTCTTCCTCTTTTTTTAGGTTCAACTTCTTCAGGATTTTGTTCCATTATTAATATAAAATATTTTATATCTTTATATAGATTTATCTTTATCTTTGGGGGGTATGAGTCTTCGAAAAATTAACCAATAAACTAGAATACTTATACAAATAAATATGGTTGTTTTTATGAATTTCATATTGAAAAAAGAAATATCATTATTATTCATGACAAATAACATTTGAGTAAAAACTTGAATAGTAACCATTCTTAAAATATCTTGAATTACAAAAGTTGTTGTTTCATCTGTTTTTAAATTTAATAAAGATTCCATATATAATATTACATATAAAAAATAAGTTTAAAATAAACTATTTTTTTAATTCAATATAGTAAATTATGGCAACAGGAGAAGTACAAATGGGAAATTTACCATTAATTATGATAGCATTAGCTATAATATGTATTGGTGTATTAGGGTTTTTAGAAATGAAAAAACTTTATATTAAATTAAATGTCATCACTAATAAGATTGATGAAATAAATGAAAATATGAATAAAGTTTCTGAAAAAGAAGAAAAATCAAAACATATGCCACCTCAACAAATAATGATGCATCCAGGACAAATACCTCCCCATATTCAACAACAGATGATGTTAAGAAGACAACAAGAAGAATTACATATGATGAGACAAAATGAATCTCAAAAAAATCAAAAAGTAATGGAAGATAATATTGAATATGAAGAAAGAGAAGATGAAGGAAATGATGATGAAGATGAAGATATTATTGATGAAAATTCTGATTCTATTAGTGAATCGAACCATTCTATAGATGAATCTCAAAGCCGTAATTCTGTAGATGATGGAGGTATTGTTGAAGATAATATCGTAGATGATGACGACGATGACGATGATGATGTTGATGATTTAGAACTTGGTTTAGATAATGAATATAAACATCTTTCTGTTAAAGAATTAAAAGAATTATGTATTGAAAGAAATTTAAAAGTATCGGGAAATAAAAGTAAATTAATTTCAAGATTAATGGGAAATAACTAAAAAAAAAATATATTAAAGTATAAATGGCAAAAGTAACTGATAACTTTCATAATGATTTTCCGGCAAGAATGGCTTATGGATTTATGACAGATTATTATCCGAATTGTGAACTTAATTTAGCTTTACAAAAAAATATGACAAGTTGGCAATATCGTTTATTTTTAACAAGAAATGGTAATCAAATTAGAAATATTAACAGCGATTTCAATCATAAGAGATTTGGTTGTAACAATTGTAATGATCCTTCTATCCCGGCTCAAAGTAGATATTTACAAAATTGTACAAATGATGTTTGTCATATTAAAGAAAATAATTCTAAAGGTATTGGATTATATTAAATTATTGTTTCCATCTATTTTTACAGTTAAGACATGTAATAAATTGTGTCATGGGTTCATCGGCTGAGCGGGTCTGAACTTCATAATAAGAACAAGATCTACTAAAACATTTACGACATTTAAATTGGTCAGTCATAGCTTCGGGTTTAAGAGTATATTTAAGTTCATCCATTTTCGATTTTTTATCCATAAGTTCTTTCCAATTATCAGGGAAGATATCATAAACAGATAACTTTGATATATTGTTAGGATCAATTTTTTTTTCTAAAATATTTTTTAAAAGATAATTATTTTTGATATAAGTATCTGAATTTAAATTGGAATAAATAGAAATACATTTATTTAAATAAAGATTAAGGAATGATTTATTATTCCATGATCTTAAAATATTTTTTTGTTTTGCGACATTAATACAATAATTATAAATGCTTTTTTCAATAGTTTTCGATAATTGTAAATTGTTTAGTAAAGTATCAAATTTAATAACAAATTTAATCCTTTTTTGATCATTAGAATTAGAATAGTTCATTTTTATTTAATAAATAATATTTTTCAAATTTTAAATATATTTAATATTCATTATTATCGGTATCAAGAATTTCATTTTCATTATATTCTTCTAAATCATCATGATCATCTTCTTCTGAATAATTGTAATTTTCTTGATAATCTTCATCTTCACTAAAAATTTCTTCATCATAACCATCATCATTATCATCTTCAGATAAACAATCATCAAAACCTTCATTCATTTCTTCATAAAATAAACTATAATCGGAAACAGTAAAGTCTTTATAAGTTTTTTTATCATTCATACTCACAATAAATAAATCACCAAATAGTAATTTTGATGATGAATCTTCTTCTAGAAAACTTGAAGAACCATTGGGTGCTAAATCGTGTTTATTCTCAAAACCAGCTTCACCATCATACCATCCATAACATTTAATAAAATTATAATCATATTTCCAAGAATATAGTTCTTTGATAGATTCAGAACCCTGTGATTTAGAGTTTTTCACAAGTGTATTTAAACAATTTTTAGGCAACTTAACATCAATTTCATTCATAGATCCATCTTTATTAATTCTAATAAACTTCATTTTAAATTATAATTTAATTAATCCTTAAATATTATTTTATAAGCAATAATAAATGTATAAGAAAAAAAAATCTCTTGAAAAAAGAAAACAAGAATCTGAAAGCATTCTAAAAAAATATCCCTGTAGAATACCTGTTATTGTTGAGAAGTCTTCCGGATGTAAAGATATTAATGAAATTGATAAAACAAAATACCTTGTTCCCGATGATTTAACAATGGGGCAATTTATTTTTGTTATTAGAAAACGAATAAAAATAACACCTGAAAAAGCTTTATTTGTTTTTATTAATAATAAATTAATAGCTACACATTCTTTAATGTCTCAGGTTTACAATGATGAAAAAGAAGAAGATAACTTTTTATATGTTCATTACAGTAGTGAAAATACTTTTGGTTAAATATTTAAAAGATTAAAATTATTTTTAATAAATGATAACTATTATTCCTTTTAAAGAACAAAAAGCGAATATTTTTAATGTTAAAAAAGATTTAAATGAATTACAAAGATTTATAAATTTATATAGTCTAGAATCAAAAGGAATTCATAAAAGTTTTTTTAAAAATAATTGTTTAGTAATTAGTAATGAATTAAATACAAAAACTTATAAAATTAAATTAAAAGATAGTTATTCTAAAAATAATTATTTATATATATATTTTGATAAAGAATTAATAGATACTTTTATATTTTATGATTCTGATTATGAAGAAGAATATATATTATATGAGAATAAGATAAATTCAGTTATTATAAATGTAAAAGTTTATTCAGATTATTTTGAAATAGAATTTAATACTGATAATTTGGATGAATTTAATAATTTAATTTTGTAAATATTTTATTATATAATATAATATATATGAAATTTGAATACATAGTTCTAATTGTTTTAGTAGTTATTTTAGCTGCTCATATTTTTTTAAATAAAAATGTAAATTTTAAAGGTGGGCTTGTTAAACTTTCACAAGAATTAGGTAAATTCCCGAGACCACAAATATCAAGGGGTTACAAGCAGTTATCTAAACAGAATGTTAAAGATCCGTTATATAGCCAACCCGAAGGTAAAATTGATGAATCTAAAGTTAATATAATAAGAAGTAGTAATTTACAAAATGATAAAAATCCTATTTATTATAATCCTAGCGCATATAAGAAAGATTTTATGTCACCAAATCCTTTAGGATCAACCGAATATAATTTTGCTGAATTTAATGATGAAAAAACATCATACGCATGGACAGATAATAATGTATCACAGCATCCTGCTTTTTACAGAAGTGAATTTTCAGATGAAAAAACAAATGTAGGTAAATTTTTTGATAAAACAAATCAATTTCATGATAAAACTTCATCATATTCAACAAATAATTTACCTGATAGATGCTTTTTAGATAAAGAAGATAATATTGTTTGTAATTTTAATGATCGTCTTCAAAATATTCCACCTTCATTAATAAATGAAAAAAATAATAAAATATTAGATTATATTGGTATATTGGGTGAGAAAAATAGTTTATATAAAGATATTGATTCACAGAGTATTCAGAATGTAGGTGGTAATGATCATATTATGTATAAATATAATGAAGAAAAAGAAATGAATGGTTCAGAAGTAATTAAAGGTGTTCATGGAAGCAATACAACAAATGAACATTATTTAGATTTAAATTCATTAGATTACAAAAATAAATTTTCTATCTAAGTATATATGAAGTTAAAATTTCATAATAACAGAAGTCACAATTTAACAGAATATCTTACTAAGTTTGGTTGGGAAGAAGTAGAAAAAGATAAACAATCCGATTTTTCTTTATGGGATACATATGGTAAAGAAGATATTGCATCTAAAATAAAAGTTTGGCCTAAAGAATTTTATTCAATGATTGATTGTTTATGGACATGGCATACACGTTTAGAAAAAAATAATTTAACTCATTTGGCTCCAAGAACAATTACAGATTGGGAAAAAGATAAATTAGGACCTGAAGATTTTCAGAATGGAGAAATATGGTTTTTTAAGCAAATTTTTGGTGTTCATGGAAAAGGTATTAATTTATTCTCAACATTTAAAGAATATCAAGAAATAAATGATTATATTCAAAAAGCTTCATCAATGCAAGGTCCTTGCCTACAAGAAGATTTAAAACATCATTATATATTACAACAAGGTATAGTTGATACAAACCTTATTCAAGGGAGAAAATATATTTTACGCGTTTATACATTAACATTAGGGAATGGTTCAACATATTTATATAACGATTGTTTTTATTATTCGGCATTATTTCCTAAAAAATATGATAATAAGGATTGTTATATTGGAGAAAATAATAAAGTTTATCCTGTAAATGTTCAGAATAAGAATAATAAAACATTTGTACCGGCTAAACAAATGAGAACAAATGTTCATGTTTCTCATTGGCATCAACAAAGAGAAGGACAATATAATATTGTTGATAATAGAATTATGGGTATATTATCAGAATTACCTATTTATAAGCAGGTGATGAATAATTTATTTAGAAATGCCAGAGAAATGTCTAAAATACAAACAGAAGTCCTTGATGAATATTCTAAATGTAAAGATAAACCAATTAATATTAATTTAAGTAATATATATCAAATATGGGGTTCAGATTATATTGTTGAAGAAAATTTAGGAGTAAAATGTTTAGAAATTAATGCTTTTCCTAATTTATCTCATGGAGATCCTTATAAAGGTAAAGCAGGAAGTAAGAAAAGACCACATGAAATTAAATTTAGAAAAAATGGTTTTGATAGAGATTTAATGAGAAGATTAGGTTTTAATTTAGAAAATACAAATAAACCTAATAATTGGGTTCTTGTAAATAAAGAAAATTTAGGTATGAAAGCAGAAGATATGTTATTACAGAAACAAACCGGTCAGAAAACTAAAACTAAAACTAAAAGGAAAAGAAGAAAGTCTCGTAAAGGTTCACGTAGAACTAGGAGAAGATAAAATCTTGATTTAATTCAAGATTATATTTTAGACACCATTGTTTAGCTGTTTGTATTTGTTTATTAGTAGGTTTATTTTGTATATGTCTATTTGTTTTAACTATTTTCAATACATTATTAATATTTTGTATTTGATTATTAATAAATTTAGTATTAAATTGATTAAGATCTTGTAAGAATGTTTCAGGAACAAATAACTCAAAAGTATCTAAATTATCATAGGATTTATACATCATATTATTTATATTGGTATTTAAGCCTTTAAAATTTTTACATACAATATATTTTTCTGAATTTGATGTTCTGCTTGTATCTGGTTTGTAAAAATAAATTTCTCCATAATGTAAATATAATATATAAAGTAATTGAATTGTTTTAATATTAAGAATATCAAACATTTTAATAATAAAATTCCCAGAATTTACTTGTACATTTAGAGCAATAAAGATTTCACAGAATAATAATTGAATAGAAGATTTTTCTTGTTCATTATAATTTTCTGAAAAATCAAAACCGCCATCTGATGTAACGGTATAGCATTTATTTTGATTATTTTTGATATAATGTAAAGCATTTTTTAAATTATATATATTACCAGTTTTATCTTCACCATAAAGAATAATATTTTTTTTATTATTTAATATATTATTATTCCAATATGGAACTTTTTTATCATCAGAAACTAAAGTAATCGCATAAACATTATTAATAGAAACATTTTTCTTTTTATAAGAATCATGAATACAATGAATAAATCCTCCAGGTCCTTCAGCAATACAAGAAGCATATGAATTATCTTTAAAAAGATCAAATTCATATAAGATTTCTAGTAACTTAAAATAAGAACGACTAATAGGAACAACATTACACATATTTTTGGTTGTATTTGATGAAGTATAAACATATTCAAAATTATTATGAAATTTTTTGGATAATTCCCATTTTTTTAAATTACAATTATCTATTTTACATTTTGTAGTATATAAAGATTTACTTAAATTATCATTTTTAATATAATTTGTTTTTTTATCTAAATTAATAGTTCTTTCATGCTGGGATAATTTATAATGTTTCATGTATTAATTTTATAATTTTCTTTTAAATAATTATATATATAATATTATATAATATTATGGAATCTTACGACGAAAAATACCGACCTTTATCGCTGTGCTCACAAGAAACAGCCACGAAAAATCAGAAAGAAATAAATAGTAATCGGGAAGAAGTCATAAGAATAATTGGGGATGAGAACGCAGGCAATATTCTCGGAAATATCAAAGAGGCTGACCAAAAAGATAATAACATGTATGAATTAAATTACACCCAAGCCGAGTCTGAGATTAGCAATCCAAGAATAAGGGAAGCAGCATACGAGGCGAAGGTGGGGCGTGCTGCGGGGACGGTCTGGGAGGAAGTTCTTCGGCCAGCACCAGCAGCAACCGTCAGGTTTGGGTTTCATGGCGGTGGCAGAAAAAACAGAAAAAAATCTAAAAGGAAACGTAAATCAACTAAAAGGAAACGTAAATCAACTAAAAGGAAACGTAAATCAACTAAACGGAAACGTAAATCAACTAAACGGAAACGTAAAACAAGGAAGCAAATTAAACAAAAAGGCGGTGTGTTGTGGACAATTGTTAATAATGTTTTCAGATATTTAAATCCATTTGAGTATTTAATGGGTACGGCACCAGACCCCGGAAAGGTAAACAAAGATGGGCTACTCGAGACACCCGTCCCACCCGTCCCACCGTCGTCGCAGCCACCCGATGCCGCCGAACAGCGCCGACAGGC